CATTGCATTAATACCTTTAAATCTGCGTTTGGATCATAACTTACAGTATCACAGCTGACACTAACTGTGCGATTAAATTGCCTGTGGAAATTAAATCTTGGATCGCCGCTGTATGCTGGCATGTATCCATAATAACTTATATTAAACATAATATATCAATAAACGTAATGTGTTCCTGTTACACCGCAAAGTCCATCTATCATCCAATGTGTAGTAACTACATCATTGATTAAACCTAATTTTTTTATAAAATGATTTAATACATATTCTATATCAACATTGAAAAATTTAGAACCCTCTAATGATGCAGATGTACATGCATTTATCAATATCTCTATCACGTCTAATTTTTCTATTCCAAATCCAAAAAGAATAGTAGGAAAGGCAAACAGTTTGTTATCTATCAGCATCTCAATTGGATGTGTAGGTTCTTTGAATGTTTCTAAATCTTTTCCTTCAAACATTAATTCTTCTTTAAAAAATAATTTGTTCTTGTTTTTTGGAATAAAAAATTTATTGTGTTCTCCGTGCCTGTATAGATAGCGTCCAGATAGTTTGGTTACAAAATCATACTCTTTTAATTCCTTCTTGAAATGTTTAATGAATTCCAATATGATAAGACATTCACAATGTGATTTTGATCTGTATGATCTAATAGTTTCACAGATTGAAGGATTTATTGTTTGTAATCTTATGTAAGAAAGATTAGGTATATTCCAAGAATATATATCGGCAAACTCTTGTTCGGACGCATCGACTAAAAATATTTTAGAATCGGGATTGCGCTGACTTACAACTCTCAGTTGAAATATAGTTTGATCTAATCTTTCTTGGTCGGAGAAATAAGATCTTGTTTCGGTACCTTTGAAAGGACTATTTTTTTTAGTTCCTATACATGAGGTTATTACGAAACAATCTTTCATCACTGATCCCACCAATGCTTGATCATTTCATCAATCATGGTTTCGAATGTGTACTTGGGTTTCCATCCTAGTAGTTCTCTAGTTTCGCTGCTGTCTCCGCGTAGATATCTAAGTTCTTCTGGACGAATAAACTTTTGATTTTGTACCACATAATCTAGATAATTTAAACCCAGTGACTTAAATGTATAATCACATAGTTCTCTAACACTATGACTTACTCCTGTGGCCACAACCCAATCTCTTGGAGTATGATGATTAATGATCAAGTGCATGGCTCTAACATAGTCATAGCTATGACCCCAATCGCGGCAACTATCTAAGTTACCTAGTTCCAATTGTGTAGACAATCCTTTCTTGATATCCACGGCTGCTTTAACTACCTTGTTGGTAACAAAGTTTGTACCTCGACGAGGGCTCTCGTGGTTGAATAAAATACCATTACAGGCATTTAGTTTGTAGGCATCTCTATAATGTCGTGTAAGATTATATCCCATGACTTTGCTACATCCGTAGGGGCTAACTGGAGTCATAGGAGTTGTAAGTCGTTGAGCACCATCGCTGTCGATACTATTGCCAAACATTTCGCTTGAACTTGCCTGATAGTATTTTGCTTCTGGGCAGAATTGTCTATAGGCTTCAAGCATGGTTAATACACCCAAGCTGTTGGTCTTAATAGTAAATGCCGGCATATCAAAGCTGATACGAACGTGACTCATGGCAGCTAGATTATAAATCTCATCAGGTTTGACATCATTAATAATCTTGGTCACGCTCCATTCGTCGGTTAGATCTCCGTAGATACGAGTAATTTGTTCATCGACCATAGATAGTCGACTACTTTGATTTTCAGCCACGCTATGTCTACGTACAATACCATAAACATCGTAACCAAGTTCTAATAGATATTCTGTTAGGTAACTTCCGTCTTGTCCGGTGATACCGGTAATAAGTGCTTTTTTCTTCATAATTTAAAAATAGTTTTTTGTGATAAGTCTGCGTAATTTTCTTCTGTTGCACTGTCTGGACAATCATCACTGACCATGTCCATAAGCATGATTCCTCTGGCAGCATCTTCGGGAGTCATATAATAATGCCACCCGACAATTTCAGGATCGTCGTCCCATTGACTAACTGATAAGTCTCTACCATCATATGATGCTTTCTTTAACCAATTATAGGCATCAATATCGTCAGTTAATATCATACCTCCTCTACCAATAGGAATTCGTTTTTTCAATTGAAAACTTACAACATGTAATCCGCCTTGATACATTCCTTTTCTCCAGCGTGTCGCTGCGTCCCACACAGGGTAAGGTTTTAATTGATATACTCCGCTCCATGATAAATCTTCAAATGCCACTTGACACCCGGCATGTATTATTTGATGTGCTGTACTAATATAAGTACGTTTGGGAATTGTAATGGTACCCGTGGACTTGAGATATTTTAAACTTAAAAATATTCCATGACTACAGCAATCAGTAGTTACAGCATACTTACTTCCGGCAAACTCTGCGACCTTTTTTTCAAACATATCTACCAAATCGCGAGGATCCTTCCACATGTATCCTTTTTGTTTTATTTGTTCTAGTTCGGGTCTTTGCATTTCCGCAGGCAACTGACCTAGAGGCCAACTATTAAATTTATCAGACATATATATTAATTATTTTGTAATTTCCATTGGGTAGAATTTTTGAACACGTCTTGACAGTTCATCAACTCCACGCCTTGGTAATATCTTACCTTGATTATCTAATAATACATGCCATCTTTTTGTATCAATATTTTTTCTAACTATCAGTCCTGCCGCAACTGCAAAACCTTGCGGTAAATGACAACCTGGTAACACTACCCCACCTGCTCCTATCAGCGCAAATGAATCTAAAAATACATCTTCTATAACAACATTAAATTGATGTTCTTTTGGTATTGTTGGAAGATCTAATCCGCATTTCATATAACTGCTACTACCGGCATATAATTTACATCCAGCGCTTAAACCGGACAAAGCCTTCATTGTTATTTTTCCTGTGCTTGCTGATAGTACACATCCCGGACCTATATGAACATAATCACCGATATCCACTGATCCTGATATATATGTAAAATCATCAATGATTACATTATCACCTATGCTGACTAATTCGGGCGTTCTAATTCTTACAGCCTTACCTATAATTACATTTGATCCACAGCTTTTTAATTTGGATGTGTCAAAGAATATGTTATTGTTCATAGAAATACCTTGTCCAATTCTTGTCCTTGATATGGACCAGTTTTATACTCGTATACTATGGTATCATCTTCAAGTATAAGGTATGTGTGTCCACCTTCGAATGTCAAACTACAATCGCCACGTCGTATTGTTTGTTTTTCTAGTAGTGTTCCATCTGTATCAAAGAAGCTTACTTCTACACTACCTTGTATAATTACCCAAGATTCTTGTGCTATAATTTGGGTAACAGGAGTTGGTTTCCAAATATGTTGATGTGGTCGAAATGTTTTACCAGCTTCCATTTTTAAAGTGGCCAACTGTATAAATTGATGATCATCACAAATGTCAGTTCGTGACTGTATTTCCTCTAATCGATTAATTCTATGAAGTAATTTTTCGGGATTTATTTTACTGTATATATCATACATGATAAAAGTCTCTTATTTGTAATTTTTTAAACCATGTATCAAATTGTGGATGTACTACTGTGTCGTCGCAATTGGCTACCGCCCAATCTCTACAGGCTTGGGGTTTTATCGTATCTATATTTTCAATGGCATTTATTACATCTTTGTAATCTCTACAACGAAAGCCTGTAACTCCCGGTGTTACAGTTTCAGCAAACCCACCCCAATCTGATGTTATGGCCGGAGTACCTGCCATATAGCCTTCAACAATCATATTGCCAAATGGTTCTACATAGTGTGTCATACCTATCATGGCCCGGGCACCTGCCATTAATTTTTTTCTCTGTTCGGCATTCTGTGTACCTAAAACTTCTACATGTTTTGGTATACTGGTATAACCAAGATCGGCCAATGATCCGGGACCTGCTACAATTAGTTTTTTATTAGTAGCTTCGGTAGCTTGTATAGCCAAATCAATACCTTTAGCAGTTATCATTCTACCAAATACTAGAAAATAGTCTTCCTTTTTTTCAGTGAATTCAAACGCTGCGGAATCAATGGCATTATATATAACAGAATCAAACCAACTAGGTGTCATTAACATTCCTCTAGCACCATAAAACATATGTTGTTGTGCGTAAGAAACAAAACTTCTATAAGGAGCAAAGATTGCGTTGGTATTGTAGCCTATGCTAGGTTCTACATGAGCAAGATCTGGATTAAGATCACATGCCTCTTTGTTTTCAATGCCATGAAAACACAGTATCATATCACTAGATTTTTTTCTGCGTGATATTTCAAGACCGGCTTTTTGATTATATCTTGATATGTTTTCAGCAGTACCGTCGATGATGTTGTCACATTCGATCATTTCACAAGGAACTTCTGTTCCCTTGATACCATAATGAACACAGTCCCATCCGTACTGTGTCATATATTTTATAAACTTAATGGCCGCAATGCTAAACGGGTCTGCGGTATTATTGATGTTTACAGGGCTGTAAGGACTTGATAGGATATGTAATGTTGTCATACACAGTAATTATACTTGTTTAAAAAACAAAATACAAGAACTGAATTATACTATACATACCAAATTTCTTTGAAGCCTTCTTCTTCGGTGGGATATTCAAAGTTATTGATCATATCTTGTACCACTTGGTCTGGAATAATTTTCCCAGAGTCATAACGGCTATCCAACCTCATTACAAGGTCAGCAGGCTCAGGGGTAACACAGACCACAGCAATAGCATAGTAGTCGGGCAGCATATTAAATTTTCGTTTGCGGCTAGCAACAGTAGTACTGGTCTGATCCCAAACAATATCTCGACCCGCTTCCCGAGCAACAACAACATCACCAATCATAAGATTTACACACTCGGGCATGACTTCCTTGAAAACTTCGCTGTAGGTCTTACCCATGCTTTTGGCAAATTCTTCCACATAACGATCAGTACTGATATAGGCAGCATCCTGTAACCATTCTTGTTCAGAATGCCAAGTACTTTTGCCAGAACCCGGCACTCCAATCAAAACATACAATTTACATTGTTGGTCCATTACCGCTCCTAAATCCAATTTCTCCGCCTTCTTCGACGATGCGTTTCTTTACATCTTCAAACAAGATAGGAGCAAAATCTGTCTGCTCTACACATACACAATGATATCGAGGATCAATAACTTGTGTAACAAACTCTCCAGATGCAGGACCAGCTTTCATCATACGGTTAGCATGAGTATGTCCGTGTACGTTAACCCCAAATCGACCTAAAGATTCTGGATGTAATGGGATATGACTAAAGATCATTCCTTCAACCACATGGTATGCCCGTAACTCACGAAAGTACTTGCGATATTCGTCATCCGGAAAAATATCATGGTTGCCGCGAATTAAGACCTTGTCACCATTCAACCTGGCCATGGTGGGCAGGGCCCGGCGGTTGATTACCACATCGCCCAAATGGTAGACCTTATC